GGGCCAGTTCCCTGTCTTTGGGTTTTCGCTGACAATGAATCCCCCGACCTTAACGAGGTTGTGCTTGTTCTTCCAGCAGTTGTATATGGCTTTGATGTCATGCTTGCCGTTTGTGCCAACGTGTTCGGAGGTTCCTGCATCCACCAAAAGATCGTATTGTACTCCGAAACTGTGAAGCAGGGACAGGTCGTATGGCTCACTTCCGTTCTCTCCGCTAATGTCAATGGCCGTGTACTCTTTGTTGGCATAGTAGGTATCTTTAACGTATGGTGCAGGTAGTGTTGGATGGCGGTAATCATTCTGTGCGCCTAAATCCACTACCGTTTGCACTCTGTCAATAATGATGTCTATTAGTTCGATTGTTTTTCCTGTGTAGCCCATGTTATTTCTTTAAGTGTACCACAATATCCCTGTGATCGGGTGTTAGGTTACGGCTAACAATTTTGAATTTATGCTTCATAATATCTACCGTTCTGTCATCCTGGTAAAAATGCCCTATTAACATTCTATCCCCTAACTTGTATTTAGTCCAGTCATCGAAGTCGGGGAACTGCTCTTTTAGTTTGTCAAAGTTACTAATCATTATCACACAATTACCACCCTTCTTCAGCACTCTGTAAATAGATTGCAGATATTCTTTTATGGCATCATTTGAGAAATGGCAGAATACCCCGTAACTGAATACAAAGTCGATTGAGTTGTCATCTACATTTGTGCATTTGTAGTCTTGGTTATCTAATTCCTTATACTTCACATTGTGGTATCTCACTCCATCGTGTTCGGGAATCACATCTATTCCGATAACTTCATTGAATTGCTCTGATAGTACTTTTGTGAATACACCGCCGCCGCATCCTATTTCTAAACAGGTTTCAACACCACCAAACGGATAGATAATTCGGTTAATTACTTCCTGTATTCCTAACCCATATGTGAACTCCTCATAGTACCCATTGCTGCCCCAAAAGTTGATGAATTCCTGTTTCGTGAAGTCCATGTCTAATCTTTTACCCCCCAATTAATGAAGAATGGTTCAACGGGCATAAACTCACGATAAGCTAACCCACCATACGGTTGCACCTTTACACCATTGAGATTCATGATAGCTGATAATAACGATTGGTCGTGCCGGCTGCTGACATAGTGCGGATTCTTTGATTCGTTATGATGAAAGCAGTTATTGAACGCTCCCTCAATCCACTTATCGAAGATAGGTTTAGTCGCAGGGTGGTCGAAGTCGAACACTATGCAACAAGCCATTATCTGATACATACCTTTAGCGGAATCAATCTTCAGGAACTCCAATTGGTGGTCGGGGATATACTTGTGCAACGGATGCCCCTCATTGTTCCACGCAACTATACCATGCTCGGCTGCAAGTTGCCAGAGTGGGTCAGGGTTGCGCATTACTCGAATGGTTGAATCGCACCAAATAATCTTTCGGTACCCAAACTCATACGCTTCGGCTATCATTACCGGCTTGAACTGATACGGCATATTTTGATGCGACCATGATTCGTACTGCTGCGACTTCGGCCATTTGCCTTGCAGTATCTTTCTGCCCTGGTATTCATCCACATAGCCATCAACACTACGCAAATGAGTGTCATAGTCGGGAGCATTGCGATTGATTGACCGGATAAGTCCTAACATCGCCTCGTTGTAGTTTTCCCTACCTGTGGAGGAAAGGGATGTGATTACCTTATTTGCCATAGGTTTCGGTATAGTATTGTTCGAATGATTTACCTCCTTCTTCCATTGAATCTTGTCCTGCTTTAAAATATTCAAAAGCCTGCTGCTTTTCCTTTTTTTTGGCTTGTTTAAGTAGGTCATCTAATAATCCTTTGGTTACTCTTATATCACCCATGCCTAAGTGAGTTTTTGGGTTAAATGAAAGAAGCCTTAGTTGTTCAATCAACCATTCTAGCGGTGTCTGTTCTACCTTGCCCATATTACATTTTCTAAATTGTTTAACAATTTTTTGTGCAGTCCGAACCCATTGCAGTACTCTTTAATGAGCTGAAATAGGTCAGCATTGCCATTGTGTTCAATGCATACCATTTGTGTATGCGATAGGTTAATTTGCTCCAATATCTCAAAGTCCATACCTTCCGCATCAATGCTAATGAAATCGAATACCTTGTATGGTGAGTTCTTGACTAATGTCTTGTAAGTCCAAACCTCTGTCATACGTTCTTTGAACTCCGTGCCATTCCACCTCTTAATCTCTGACTTTTTAATGGTGGATAAAAGCGATACATCGCCCCGATTGAGATGTGTTCCCATTTCGTGAAAGGTGCAGGTGCCATCTGCAGTACCGATAGCAACATTAAACGCTTTAACCTTGTCATTGGGTGGTATGCGATTGAAGGCATCTTCTGACGGCTCTACAAGTACTCCACCCCATCCATTGAGTTGCAGGTAATACGTATTGCTTAACGTAACACCATCATTGGCACCAATGTCGAGGAATGTACCTGCTACATTGAAGTACTGTTCGATTACGTCTTGTTCGTTGTTTTGGGAGTATCTCATTGCACTTTGAGTTTAATAGTTTCGGCAAGGGAATCAATATCTGATATAGTTTTTGTTACTGTAATAGGCACACCATTATACTTCTTTGTAATTTCTATTTTCAAATTATCCACACCTTTATAATGAATAGATGCTGCAAGTTCACCTGATGCAATCTTTTGAGTAAACCAGTATTTTGTTTTCTTCCCCTCAAAGTGATACTTCGCTTCATCAATCTCGAATGTCGCAGTAATGGTTATCATTTGCCGTAGGTTTTTGGTTTTGGTGGTTCTTTACCTTCCTTTAAAAATCTACTTGGTGGTGGTGGAGGTATCTTGTTTTGTTGCTTTTTAGTATAGGTTTGGGTGTAGTATTGTTCGCCACTCCCTAATTTTATATCTTCAGGGAATTTACATCCTTCATCAAATCCCACATTAACTGCTTTTACTATCTGCTGCTCTTCCATTTCTTTGGCTTGTTGAATAATATCTATTGGTATTAAACCAATAAAATCTTCTACTTGGTCTATTAACCACTCCACCGCTGTCTGTTGTGCCATGTTATTTCTGTTTTAGTTTTTCAATCTCCCTTTCAATATACCATTTCGCTTTCTCTAGGTCTTCAATCGGATTGTCAGTCTTGCGCCCTGCCCGTGCAACGTACTTGATTACATTACCAAGCGAGAAGTTCAACCCCCATGCTTCGATTACGTTGATGGCTTCGTAGGTGCCGGTGTGGTAGTAGGGTTCGGGTTGTACTATTCGTGTATTGCAATGAAAACAATCTACTACGATATTGTCTCCATGTATCTCCCTATCTACTTTTATTGTATATAAATTACAATTTGTGCATCTATACTTTTTCATTACTTATTCGTTCTAAACTGATAGTGATATAATTCCTTTTCAATCTTGACCTCTGTCTGCAAAACCTTTGCATTATGCATAGCAGTAGCGTACAGGTAATCTTCCCCAATCTTAATGTCTTGAAATGGGAATTTCACGGCAATCTCCCTGCGTACAGGTACAATGTGGTTAGGATAGCGATAATAAGCCCCATCCTTCGCCTCATATCCGTATTCCCTGCTTATGTACCACTTCCGCTCATCCTTGCCATTGGTGGTCATTATTCCGTTAAATACGATAACATCGGGATCCTGTTGTGCTGCTTCAAGTATGTCAGCGATGTAGGTGGGTGCAATCATATCATCATCATCCACGAATACAATATACTTGCCTGTTGACTTGCCTATGAGATAGTTCCGTTTGCGCCCTGTGGACATGGCACCATTATCCGATTCAACAATGATTTCAACCTCATCAGTTAGCTGATTAGATAACCGTGCTTTCTGCTGCACTAATTCCTGCAATAGTCTGGTAAGATAACCCTCACGGCCTTGGATGGTGCAGATTAGAATTGATAGGGTCATAGTGCTTCGATTTCGGTTTTTACTTCTTGCCAATAACAATTAAATGGCGTTCCATACATTGAAAGTATACTAAACTGCCATTGAGTGTTCAATATCTCATCTACTACAATTAAGGCATACTTTTTGGAATCATACCAGTGAACACAGCCATTGGGAAAGTAAGAATTTGATTTTTCAACAATACCTGTGCCACCACCCTCTACATTATACATCTTGCTAACCAACTCTATAGCTTTTTCTTTCGGTGTCATACATTCTCATTTGGGAATCCGGCGGCTGACCGCTTAATGTAGGTTTGCTCGTCAATGTGGTAGTAACCCTGCGTGTGCCGTAACTGGGCATCAATAGGTTCTCCAGTCCAAGCAGGGTGGTAATGGTCGAAGATGCGCTCCGGCACATATTTCCACTTCCCTAACTTCTTCGCAACATCCATAGCCTCATTGTCGCACCACAGGGAGAAGTATTGTGGATGGTAGATGTAGCCAAACCGCTCATAGTACGTCCTGCCCATTATGCTCATGGTAGGTAGTAAATGATTAACCCTTCCGTCTGGGAAGTGGATGAATTGGTCAAGATTG